CATCAGCCTGCGCATCACCGACCAGGCGGGGCAGCAGAGCGACAGCCTGGAGATCACCGTCGACGACCGCGACAAGCGCATGCCCGCGCCACGCTACGGCGCATGGCTGCGGGTGTGGCTGGGCTACGACCGGCCGGTGTTCATGGGGGCCTATGCCGTCGATGAGGTCGACCTGAGCTGTGGGCCACGGTCCATGGTGATCAAGGCCACTGCTGCTCAGACCGCACCCGAGCTGGTGAAGGAGAGCCGCACCCAGAGCTGGGGCAACAAGACCCTCGGGCAGATCGTGCAGGAGATCGCCAAGCGCAACGGCCTCCAGCCGGTGATCAGCAAACCGCTCAGCGACATCCAGATCAAGCACGAGGACCAGACCAACGAGACCGACCAGAGCTTTCTCACCCGCCTGGCGGAGAAGTACAAGGCCACCATCAAGCCGGCTGACGGCAAGCTGGTGGTGGTGGAGCGTGGCAAAGGAGTCGCCAGCCCGGTGCCCAACCCAACCGGGCGCGTCACCGCCGGCCAGGCCACCGCCCTCGCTCGACAGGCGGGCTTCACCGGCAACGACGCGGTGATCATGGGCGCAATCGCCATGGCCGAGAGCACCGGCAACGTTCGGGCGCTCAACAGCAAGCCCCCCGACCTGTCCTATGGCCTGTGGCAGATCAACATGATCGGCCGGCTGGGGCCCGAGCGCCGCGCCCAGCTGGGCCTGTCGAGCAACGAGCAGCTCTACAATCCCGCCACCAACGCCCGTGCCGCCCGTGCGATCTGGCAGCAGCAGGGCTTCAACGCCTGGTCGGTCTACAAGAGCGGCGCCTACCGCCGGTACCTGGCGGCGGCCAGGCAGCCCGGGGCCACGGTGGCGGGCATCGACGGGTTGACCCAAGGGAGCTTCACGATCAAGGAACCCGAGGTGTCCACCTGGCGGGCGACGCTGAAGGGACGCGGCGCCTACGACGCGGTGACCACCCGCTGGATCGACCGCAGCACGAACAAGGAGCGTACGCACACCGCCGGCCAGGCGAATGGCCAGCTGCCCACCTTCGAGGAGAAGCAGCTGTTCAAGACAGAGGACGAGGCGAAGGCTGCCGCCGCCAGCAAGCTCCAGAGCCTCCGCGCTGGGGAGGTGCGGGTGTCGCTGACGATGCCAGGCCGGCCCGATCTGAACGCCGAGGGCACGATCACCCTCGAAGGGTTCCGGCCGGAGGTGGACGGCACCTGGAACGCGAGGACCATCACCCACGACCTGGGCCCCGGCGGCTATTCCACCTCGGTGGAGTGCGGCACGCAGGGCGAGGAGAACGATGGATGGGTGGGGGGCGCGAGCAGCGGCGCGAACAACGGTCTGCCATCTGGCGACAAGGCCCGGCTTGTGGCGCAGGCGGCCGAGCGCGCGCGCGGGATGAACACCAGAGGGGGCCCGGACGGCGGCAACAATGCTTGCCTGTTCGCCGTGAACAAGGTACTGAGGAGCGCTGGCGTCACGCCGCCGTGGGGCAACAGCAACTACGTGCCGACGGCACGGGCCTCGCTGGCGGCTGGAGCCGGCACGCTGTTGTCAGGCCCCGAGCCAGGGGCGATCGCCATCATGCGCGACAACGGCAGCCCCCCATACCCTCACATCGGGATCGTGCAGAGCGATGGCCGCACCATCATCAGCAACAGCTCCAGCCGTGGCAGCTTCTCCTGGTCGGCCGGTGAGGGCAGCTACACCAGCACCTATGGCCAGCGGCCGGAATACTGGCGGCTGAAGTAACCTGCATGGATCGAGGCGGCGCTATGCCTGAGCACGAAGTCTCCCACGGGGACATCTACCACAAGCTCGGGGCCCTGGAGGGGAAGCTCGATGCAATCGTCGTCAGCGTCGCGGAGAAGCGAACAGACCTGGCCGATGCCTTCAAGCGACTGGTTGAGGTCGAGAAGCGGGTCGCCCAGGGCGTCATCCTCGCCGTCGTCATAGGCTTTGTCGCGCCAATCCTGTGGTCTGCAGTTGGCGCACGGCTACACTTCGGTGGACCACCGGCTGAGGCAAGCAGCCATGACTCAAGAACCGGGACTGCTCCCTGACATCGTTCCGTTCTTCGAGCACTGGAAGGGCCTACCCCATCAGCGGGCCGGTGCTCAGCAGTTCTGGGAGGCGGTGCCCGTCAGCCTGAAGCGTCGCGACGCCAGCTGGTATCAGACCTGGCAGGGGGCCGGGAAGCAGGAGCAGCCGCGGACCCTCAGCAACCCGCTGCAGGTGCCCTACTACAGCCAGCGCGACTCCACCACCGCGCACGCCCTCAGAATGTGCTTCAGCAGCTCCTGCGCCATGCTGCTGGAGACCCTCAAGCCCGGCACGCTCAAGGGGCCCAATGGTGACGACACCTATCTGGGCCGCGTGCTCCGCTACGGCGACACCACAGAGGCCCCGAACCAGATCAAGGCGCTGGCCCACTACGGCGTCACCGCCCACCTGGACCAGACCTGCACGCCGGCGGACGTGAAGGCCCAGATCGACAAGGGGATCCCCGTCCCCCTGGGCCCCATCCACAAGGGCGGCCTGGGGAACCTCCACGGCGATGGCCACTGGTGCACCGCCATCGGCTACGACGCCACCAACTTCATCGTCCACGACCCGTTCGGCGAGATGGACGTGGTGAACGGGGGCTACATCAACAACTGGGGCGCCCGGGTGCGCTACAGCTTCAAGAATTTCTGTCGTCGGTGGGAGGTGGTGCCATCAGGCAACAGCTACCGCTACGCGCCCGGCAACGGCTGGGCCATCATCGCTCAACCCATCACCTGAGGAGGTCACCATGCAACTGGATTCTGCGCACGTCGAGGTGCTGATCGGCTTCGGCCTGTTCTTCCTGTCAGAGGGCCTGTCGCTGATGCCCAAGGTCAAGGCCAACGGGGTGCTACAGCTGCTGCTGGAAGCCGCCCGCCGGGCCTACCCCTACTCGCCCAAGGGCCGCCGCTGATGGCGCTGATCGATCACAACCGGCTGATCCGTCAGCTGCGCTTGCACGAGGGCGAACGGCTCAAGCCGTATCGGTGCACCGCTGGCAAGCTCACCATCGGCGTCGGCCGCAACCTGGAGGACCGTGGCATCACGGCGCAGGAGGCAGCCTACCTGCTTGGCAACGACATCACCTCCACCCAGGCGGCCCTGCTGAAGGCGCTGCCATGGGTGGGCACACTGGACGACGTGCGGCAGCGGGTGCTGATCGACATGGCGTTCAACATGGGCCTGGGCACGCTGCTGACGTTCAGGCGGACGCTGGCTGCGGTCCAGGCTGGGCAGTATCAACAGGCCGCGGCGATGATGCTCGAGTCGCGCTGGGCCGGCCAGGTCGGGCAGCGTGCAAAGCGGCTGAGTCAGATGATGGCGACAGGACAGGATCCGCGCGAGCTGCTGGCCTAGCCTGAGGGAGGGACTGCTGAGCCCCCGGCGCATGGTGGGCCGGGGGCTTTTTCTTGCGGCGGTCATGCCGCCAGCAGGCGGCGGACGGTGGTGCGTGAGCACCCCAGCCGATCGGCGATGGCCTGCTGGGTGAGGCCATAGGAGCGCCACCGGCGGGCGCGTTGCTGGCGCGACTCGGTGGCCCAGAACAGGACCACCAGGGGGAGCAGGAGCAGGGCGAGGGCCCAGGCGGTGATGCAGGTGATGGACATGGGTGGAACCGGCCAGTGCCGGGCGATGGGGATGGATCGGCGGCGCGCTCGGCCTGCCGATGGGCCCAAGGTAGAGGCGCGGCTGGTAGGGCGCCGAGCACTCGCAACAATCCTTCACACCCCTAGGTCGTCGCTCACGCGCGCCACCGCCGCACGCGCCGCGTCGTCCACCAGGTGGGCGTACCGCGTCGTCGTCTGCGCGCTCCGGTGCCCCAGCAGCTGGCCCACCGTCCCCAGCGTCTGGCCACCGCTCAGCGCATAGCTGGCGAACGTGTGCCGCAGGTCGTGGATCCGCAGGTCGCTCACACCAGCCTCCTGGAGCAGCGCCAGCCACAGCCGCCGGTAGCCCACCAGCGGCTTCTCCCCCGTCTCGCCGGGGATCACCCACCGGCCCCCGCCGGCCGCGGCCTCCAGGGCCCGGAGGATCGCCAGCGCTCGATCGCTCAGCTGCACCTCGCTGGCCCCCGTCTTCCCTCGCTCCGCCGGCACCCGCAGCACGCCACGCTCCCAGTCGATCTCCGACCACTCAGCGCACATCACCTCCCGCAGCCTGGCCCCGGTGAGCAGCAGCAGCCGCACCAGCTGCGCGAACCGCCACCGCATCGACAGCGCCCCCTGGGCCTCCCACTGCTGCAGCGCAGCACGCAGCCGCGCCAGCTCGTCCGCGCTGGCGTATCGCCGCCGCTGCCGCTCCGGGTGCGCCTTCACCCCACGGGCCGGATTGCTCCCCGCCGGCCGCCACCCCCAGTCCTCCGCCAGCCGCATCGCCACCCCGAGCACCTCCAGGGCCCGGTTCGCCGTCGCTGGCTGGGGATGGCAGGCGTGCCACTCACGCACCTGCTCGCGGGTGAGGGCGGCCACGCGCACGCGGGCGAAGGCCGGCAGCAGGTGACGTCGCCAGAGGATCTCATCGTTACGGCCGGATCGCTTCCGGCTGGCGTGGGCTTGCAGGTGCCGGGCGGCGAGGGCCTCGATCGTCGGGGCCACCCTGGCGGCCCGGCGCTCTGCTCCCGGGTCGCCGCCCGCCCGCACGCGCGCGAGGGCTTCCCGTGCCAGCTCTCGCGCCTGGTCGGGGGTGAGCTCCGCCGGTGTGCCCAGCTTCAGCTCGCGCTGGGTCCCGTCGACGCGATGGCGCAGGTAGTAGGTGCGGGCCCCCGAGGGGAGCACAAGCAGGCACAGTCCGGGCACCAGGCTGTCGTTGAGCCGGTAGCGCTGGGCGCGAGGTTCGGCGCGATCAACGACGGTGCGGGTCAGCTTCATCGGTGCCCTCCCACGGCTGGCCCAGCGACGGATCCAGGAAGCGATCTGCATCTGCGCAATGGGACCGCATAAGGCGTTGAGCACCGGCCCATCGCTCGACCGTCAAAGCTCCAGTCGGGAAGCTGTCGACCTCGTCGAGCATCATCACCTTCGGCAGGGGATGGCTTCTGAAGCTCGACCTTGCGCTGGCCAGCCAGATCCGGCCGCCGACATAGGGAGGCTTCCGCCTGGCCTCAATCCGCCGCCCCCTGGCCCTGCGCGCGCGGCGCTTGCGGCCGAAGTGAGCGGGAACAGGATTTGGTGCAAACAGCCAGCGGCCAAACCAGCCAGCAGTTGCCTCAGTGGGCACGATGACCTTGAAAACGGTGTGGTCAGCCATCGGCCCGCTCCTCTCCTTGCCGTGCCTGCCGCGGCCGCTTCAGCAGTTCATAGATCAGATCGATCTCGACCCGTCTCACTCGCTCGGCGAAATGGCGGCCTGCTCGTTGGCAGGCGGCATTGAACGCTTCCAGCTCGTCTGGCGATGGGGCGATGATCCGAGTGGGGTCAGCCATCGGCCCGCTCCTGGTCGGCCAGTGCGTCGCAGATGGCTTGGAGGTCATCGGCCTGCTCCTGGTCGGTCTGGCCCCCCAGCTGACGCCAGGCCAGAGCGATGTCTTTCTCAGCCTGGCCTATGACCTGCTGGCTGGGATGGCGAGCACAGCGGCCGGCTTCATCACGCTCGATCTCAATGTCGATGCACCTGTGCTCAATGAACCAGGCCAACAGATCGGCGGTGAGCGTCTCGTCTCCAGCTCGCAGGCGAGGGCCGACCAGGCTGCAGAGGAGCCGGACGGCGCGTTCGACATGATTGCGCTGTCTCTGTTCGTAGGGAGGCGGTGGGTCGTAGCAGGGCATGGCTTGTTGCTGCGGTGGGGGAATGGGGATGCGGAGATTGCCGACGATCTGGCAGGCTCCCGGCGGGCCGTGGGGTGGGTCAAGATTGGCCAGAGCGCAGCCGCATGGCCGCTGCACGTGCCGCTGCTTGGAGCTTTACGCCTTGAGGATGAGAGTCGTAGGCAGGGTCGGGCAGGTTGGCTTTGAACTCAGCGATGATCGCAACACGCTCGGCCTGGGTTGTAGCGCTGGCGAGCCGTTGGCCGAAGGCGTTGATCTGCTCTTGGTTCCAATCGTTGGCGAAATGGGCGGTTTGTTCGTAGGTGAGAGTCATAGCTGGCAGTGGCGGTGGAGTGGGTGCGGGGAATGCCGACGATCTGGCAGGCTCCCCGTGGGCCAGGGGCCGAGGCCCCGGAGGGGGATCGCTCCCCCCGATGCCCACATCATCCGGCCGCCGATGCCATCCGCCCACGCACTCGCAACAATCCGTAACATTCCCACACCGTTCCCACAATTCCCGCAGATCGGCAGGGATACCCCAGGACGTGCCGGTAGTCCATCCCCAGAGAAATCAAGGCTCAGTGATGCGGCTCTTCACCGTTGGCAAGCCGATACCACACGGCCAAACTGGAGGCTGCATCAATGGGCTTTGGTTTGTCGCCTCGTGCTGCTGAGATGCGCAGGCTCTCGCGGGCGACTTGGAGGAGTGAGAGCTTGGCCGGCTGTTTCTTGCTCATGCCGCTGTGTCAGCGTTGACATAGACGGGACGGTACCACTGGAGCCGCTCTTGCTCGCGGCCCTTGCCATGGCGGACGGTGTGCCAATGGCCAGAGCGCCAGTGAGGACGCACCTTGATGCCTGTCTCCTGCCCTGGCGCTGGCGACGACTCCCTGCGGATCTTGAAGTTGCGGCCGATCCAGGTTGGGGCGATCGGGGAGCGGGCTTCCTTCGCGCGGCCGAAACCAATTCCCCCGGCCGGCTTTACTGTATCGGTCGTGATCAGTTCCGGCTCGTAGGCGTGCGTGTACCAGGAGTTGATCGCCAGCTTGGCGAGGAGCTGATTCTTTCTCGGCAGGCTGGGATTGTTGTAGTCGACATCTGGCTCGACCTTCAACACGTCCCAAGTGACGATCTTCCCTTCCTTACCATCCCACCCGAAGGTATAGATCGGCACCACGCAGAGCCCTCCTCGGAAGTTCATGATCAAGGCCGCGTTGATTACGGCGGTGAACTCGGTCAGCTCGGTCGTCAACTGATCGACGATGGCTCCCGTCCTTGGGAAGCACGCCACGTAGCCAGGCAGCGCATCGGGGCGATTCCAGGTGAGCTTGGGCGTAGCCGTATGGAGCCAGGCCTCTGTCAGCTCCTCCGATGCGTACCGAGGCGGGAGGTGATATTCCGCCAATGCTGAGCAGAAGATCCGCTCAAAGTCCCATCCTTGATCCTCATCACTGACCCCCTTCAGTCTCGACCCGCAATGCTGGGCCAGGCCGGCGATAGTTTCCCACTTCAGGTAGTTAGGGGGAGTGATGCGCATTCCCGGCTGCTTAGCGGCCCACTCTTGGACAAGGCGGGCGAAGACGATGTTGTCCATCACTGTCCAAAGCCATCCGCCACGTTGTTGCGCAGATCCCACTCGGGAAATCTCAGGCTTGCAAAGTAATCGTATTCAGCGGCGGAAAAAGGTGAAAGATCTTTGCTTCCCGGCTCGCCAATTTTACAGCGAGTGCGACGAGCAAACCACAAAATAAACAGCAATGTTTTTTGAAAGCAAATCCACATATCAAGATTACTTGTCATAATCGCGCTTATTCTGAGCATTTGGTCATCGGAGAATGGGCAGCGCGACCAGCCGGTATTGTGTATTTCACGGCCATAGGTCGCGCCATCTTTTGCAATTAGCTCAATCTTTAAGCCGTTTTTATCCGGCAGCCATGTAAGCCCAAAACTACGTGCGGTTTTCCCGTGAAGCTCTGTTTTCACTTGAAGTTGTGGCTCTTCGTAGGGCCTCAACTTTGGTCGGCTTTGCATGTAACTAGCGTTGAACCAGCGGATGCGGCCGATCCAACCGCCAAGAGAGTTCACGTTCATGAACCGGTTTTGAAACCAGGCTGTGTCTTTCATCAGGCGAGGTGTGGGGGGCGTCTCCGCCCTGATCTCCCCCATCATCGACCTCGCAGCCGATCCCAGCCCAGGACTTGAAACAATCTGTAACAGAGCCGTTTCGTTCCCACGCCGTTCCCACAATTTCGACGGAACGAGAGGGATACACCGGGATGCTCCGAACGTCCACCATCAGGAAATGCAAGGGGCCGGGATGAGCGGTGACGCCACGGTAGGCCTGAGCGTCATGCTCATAACCTGAAGGTCGCAGGTTCAAATCCTGCCCCCGCATCCAAGAAAAAGCCCCGCAGGCCAAGGGCTTGCGGGGCTCAAGCATCCCGGGAGCAGCCTGCGACGCGGCGGGCGTTCCCACGCA